CAGTCCCGACATCGAGATGTAGTTCGCTACCAGCGACACCGTATAGGTGGTGCCCTGCCATGTGATCATGAACGTACTGGAGCTGTTCGAAAAATCGTAGGTGACGGGAGCCGCACTGGCCTGAATTTTTGCTGGACTGCCACCCTCGCCAGGCACCGCATCCTGACCCGGGGTATAGGACGCAATGACGAGGTCATAATCGACGCTGTTGAAACTCAGCGTCACCGGCATACCCGCTACGGGAGCAAGTTCGGTAAGCAACGAGCTGGCAAAGACACTGTAACCAGAAGAGGTGGAGATCAGATAATTTGTCGGTGCCTTAATTTCGACTATGGCCCCCGTAACCCAGCTGTCCGGGAGAGAGTTATCATCCTCGTCGTCATCGTCACCATCATCCGTATCAAGACCTGTAAAGGTTACGGATGCACCAGAAACCGTCATGCTGTCAGCGATAATATCGTCGGAATCAGGTGAGGTCTGAGCCATGTCCAGCCCTGTTCCGCTTGATGTTCCACCGACCTCTGTCGAGTTGAACCAGTTCTCGCTTCGCGGATCAGAAGATACGTCCTCTCCTGGCTGGTACACCTTATCGCTGAAACCATCACCGAGCGAGGCTGCGGGAGTTTCTCCTATCCGTTTATCTCCTCCCGTAAACGAAAACCTCCCCTGCCCGACACAGAGAAACATTTCTACCGTCATTCGCGTTGGATCATTCTGGTCAAAACGTGTAACTGGCTGCACGAGGTAATCAGGATAGATGCGGCATCGACCAAAAACCTCACGTATCGGGTCTCCAAGTTTCGCGGTGTTAGCTTTTGCCGGGTTTAGCTCCAGCGAACGACCGCTACCCGATGAATAACCACCGAGATCGACTTTTGGCCCTAAGAACAACGAGTAGACAGCGCTGGCGGCTGATATCGCAACTGAAACCCAGGCGGCAATTTCCAGCCCCGTTCCGTAGGGGACGGGATAAACTCTGACATCACTGTCAGGGCTCAACTGGCAAAGCGGCCACTCACCGGAAGGTAGTGGGCGACCATTTAATTCAACGGCAACTGGGTGCGATCTGTCCTGGCTGTAGCTGGGAACATTTCTGACCATCCATTGATGCAGCGTAATATTTCCGTGTTCATGAGTTTCAAGCGGTTCTCCGGGGAGTCGGGATGGGTAAATTCTTATCGTCATTGCCAGAACTCCACACGGTTAAACCGACGGACAAATCGCGGAAGAGGTAGAAAGGTGACGTTGGTTCCCGGATTACATTCGGCAACCTGCAACTGGCCATCCAGCAAAACTACGATACCAACATGCGTCACGGTTGATCCGGAGTAACAAGCTACCCCGGCCCCGACGCAAGGCTCGCAGCGTGTAAGGAATTTCATAAACTTCCTGGCCTCACGATCGAGCCCTCCCTCATCTTTCGTCACGCCGGAAAAATCCGGCCATAACGGGAGAAAGAGATCACCTCTGATTTCATTGATAATACCGAAACAGTCGAGCTCCGGATAAATTCGCCCGCCCTTCAGCCATTTGACCGAAAGGTATTTATCAGAATTGAACATATGAATACCTCAGGAGGACATATAACGAAGACCGGGATGTTCAGCCAAGTTATAACGATTACGCGGCCAGGCCGTTTTAAGGATGTTCATATATCCGGCAGTAACCTGTACCGCTGTTGCCGTCCACGATCCGGATTTCACATCAAGGGTGTAAGGCGATGCCGCCGGTGCAGATAAATCAGAGGAGATGTACCGTCGAAAAGTCAGAGTTGCCGATTTCATTTCGTCCAGAATTCTGTCAATCGCATCGGATACGACACCGTCGATATTACTGATGGAAAATTTGAGATCTTGCGTTCCGTCGGCATTCCTGGCAGGCAATGCTATATCGATAGCACACCCTTCAAACGTTGCCTGCTGACCGTCTTCTAACAAGACAGTAATATTGTCCCACCCACGGGTAAGCCAGTAGTTCTGATCACCTGCCGTGATCTGCAGCGTGTCGTGAATGACTTCAGAGCCGCTGCTTGCATAAAGTTGCTCAAGAATTGTCATGCTCAGGCCACTCTTTATTTAGCGCATTATCCAGTAACGACTGCCCAGCAAGCCATTCCGGGTAATTCCCCCATCCTGCAGGCGGTAACGGACGCTCCCATAACTCCAGCGTTGCGCTGTACTGCCAGTATTTTGGCGCAACCAGAGTCGGCCCTTCGTAAATATCCACGAACCTGGCTTTATAAGGCTTTACCCCGATTGGGGTCTGGAGTTTCAGATAGAACCAGGACTGGCCATCTTTCAGCACATCCCTGAAAAAAGCCTCAAATACCTGCGCCAGCCCATCAGTTTTAAAAATCCATTTAACCGATGCCTGGGTAGGTGTTGAGGTGTATCGCCGCCTTTGCCTTGCTCGACCGGACGTCATCTCCGTTCGCAGTAAAGGTGATATGGGCTTAAACCCGTACCCGTCCATAAGCGGCATGGGCAGGTATTCATCCGGGTAGAAAATATCTGCCATGAATATTCCCTCCGGGCAGGTCTATCTTGGTTTTTTGGATTGGAGATTTGAATAAATAGCCCGACCGAATTTCTTCTGGGGGTTATTTACTTCGGCGGTTAAGGTGTTAACTATCCGCTGTTCCAGAGCGTCATTCCTTCGCTCAATTGCCTGCATCGTTATGTCATCCGGTTTACCGGTGAACGTACTTCTGGCATCTACGCTGACAGCAATTCGTGGCTGAGCCTGGATCTGCTTCGCAGCGTTCTGTACCGCCGGCGATTCCCGCCCTACAGCTTTAACCCCCAGCGAACCATCAGCGCCACGGGTAAGCGGCATGATGGCTTCCGGCCCGGCCTCGCCGAATACACCCGCCCCTTTCGCAAACGCAAAATATTGGGGAGTGCTGTACACGCCGTTGCTGTAGGCAGAAAGTGACGGAGAATCGTAAACGCCTCCGAGAGCGTTAAATGAAAAATTAGCTCCCGCGCCTTGAATAGCGGTACCACTACTTGCCGCACCGCTGGCACCGCCAAAAAGACTACCGAACAACCCACCCGCTCCGCCGCCAAATGACGCCATAATCGCTTTGGTGATCAACGCCTGTGTTGCCATCTGGATCAGCGTCTTAATCACCGTTTCACCCAGGGAAGAGAAAATATTAGACATCCCATCTTTAAAAGAAGCAGCGCCTGTCAGGACGTTTGTCAGGTTGTTGGAGATAGAGTTAGTGGTGGCATCCAGAATCTCGCTGGTTGCAGTGGCAGCCATTGAACTCAGATCAGAAGCCTGATCGGCATAGTTCATCAGGGAATCGCTGATCCCCGCGCGCCAGTCTGACTGCTGTTCATCGGTCTTTTTGTAGTAGTCCTCCTGAATCGCTAACCGTTCAGCAAGCGCCGCTTGCAGCGCTTCCGTTTGCTGTTTGTACTGGTCTTCAGAAATTTGCTTCTTGTTAAAGTCACGCTGAAGATCATCCTGCTGCTTACGGAAGTCAGTGCGAATATCCGCCATTTCCTTCATGCGGTCGCGGGCCTTATCCCCCATCCCGGCGCCAAGAAAATCTATATTCCCCCGGTCACGCGCAGCGGCATTACTGTCAGCCAGCCCCTCACGGAACGTTTTTAACTGTTCAGCAATGTTTTTCTGATCGATAAGCGCAGCATTGTGCAGAAGGGTTTCTTTTTTAGCTTGCTCAAGAGAGGCTAACTCACCCTGTGTGACCTGGTATTTTACTTTAGCCAGTTCGGTATTCTGGCTTCCCAGGGCAATTTGTTCCTGCTGCTGTTTAATAAGGCGCTTGTAAACGTCTTCTGTCTTTTCAGCCGCTTTAACCTCTTCGCTTTTTGGCGCTTTCCGGGTGGGTTTATTGGATTCATCGTTTTGCCATTTCGCCAACCCCTGATTAATAAACAGATCGCGGTTAGTTTTAAACTGAGGTTCATCCTTAAGCCCCAATTCGTCAGCGGCATAACCTAACCGTGCTCTCTCCCTTGCTTCTCCTTTAAGCTTTGATAGTTCAAGGTCCTGACGGCTTTTTTCCAGAGCATTGGCTTGCTGTGATGTTAAATCAGCCTGAGGCATTCGCATTGGAACATTAACCAAGCCCTGCCGTTCCATTAAAAGCTGGTTTCCTAATCCAAGTAAACGGTTAACTTCGGAATACTTACCAGTCATCATTACAAGGTTCTGGTATTCAGAATTTTGCCGCCATGCTCTTTCTTTTATAAGATCGTTTCTTCTTCTTTCTTGTTCCTCCTGTGCCTTTAGTATATCGCTTGCCTTTTCTCGCATCTGACGAAGCTTGTCTTCTTCTACGACAACCTGCTCGGTCAAAATTGCAATAGCCTTTATAATATTTAAATCATTTTCTTGAGTTATACCTGGTTTGCTTCTACTTTCATTTAAATCATTTATTTGCCCGTTAAGTTTTTTTACACTTTGTTCTTGCTCTTCGATTAGGCGTTTTTGCTCCTGCATCGCCTCAACCGTTAATCTTCGATTACTATCGACCTCAGGTAGGGTCATTGAGGAGGTTTTTTCTCTGATCTGATCTATTTGGCTGGCATATTCCTGAGCTGATTTTCTTGCTTGCTCCTGGCTTTGGTACATAGCGTACCATGCGCCCGCACCCAGCATAACTAACCCGGGTATACCACCGACCAGCCCAAGAGCCCCACTCATCAACCGGGTGCCGACAGAGGTAACGCTGTTAAGGTTATTTTGAGCAGAAACCCGGCCTGCAATATTACGACTAAGAGCGGACTGAGCTGCAGCCAATTTTCTTTCTGCAATAGCCTGTGCATCGGCATTTTTTGCAGCCACAAGCCCCGCCTGAGCACGCTCCAGAGCTGTTCGTGCTCGTACCTTTTCTGTAGCTGTCCCGGTGGCGAGGGCTGTAGTCAATCGCCCCTGTGCCGCGGTAACCCTTGCTTCTGCGGCCGCGACCCTCTCCTGTTGAGCAGCCTGAACATCAGCACTTTTAGCACTCTGAAGGGCTTGCTGGGCGCGATAAACGGCGGCGCGGGAAGCGGCAACAGAAGATTGCGCGGCTTTTTCCTGAGCGACAGCAAGAGCTACCTCAGATTTTGCCGCCGAAATAAGTGCGCCAGTAGCACTGCTTGCACTCGTAACAATTCCGCCAAGATACCGGGCCAATCCGATCCCAACCAGGCCTCCAGCAGCAGTGGTAATTAGTGACATATTATCTGCTACGTCACTGAGGGCCCCGCTGACAGCAGAAGATGTAAGAGAATCCAGTGTACCTGCCAGACCATCAAGACCGCCAGAAAGCGCGTCTGTCGCGCCAGTCGCCTGGTTCACTCCACCAACCCATGCCATAAACGAGTTAGTGACTTTTTGCATTGAGCCGGACACTGTCGGCGGCAACGAGGAAAACTCCCCCTGTAACACACCTAACTGGCTGATTAATGCTGGTACGACTTTATCAATCGTGAGTTGCCCCTGGTCAGCCATCGCTTTAAGATCTTTTCGAGCAACCCCCATACCAGCAGCCAGGGCACGGATGACGCGATCCCCAGCTTCGTTAACCGCGTTAAACTCTTCGCCACGCAAAACACCTTGAGCCAGCGCCTGGCTAAACTGGGTAATAACAGAGCCGGCTTCTTCTGTGCTTGCACCAGATAGCTTTAGTCCTGTTGATACCGCTTCGGTGATTTTGAGTACTTCATCTGAGCTGTAGCCAAATTCACGCATTGATGCTGCAGCGCGTGAAAATAAATTAGCATTATCAGTAAAAGCAGTGCCCGTACTCTGGCTGATCGCCATTAATCGGGTCTGAGATAAAGTAAAATCATTCGTAGACACTGAGGCTTGTTTAAGCCGTGCATTTACTGAGTTCCATTGGTCTGCAATCTGAACCAGTTTTCCTGTTGCAAATGCTGCAGCTGCAGCTGTAGCTGCTCGACCCGCTGAAGCAAATCCATCCGTTAAATCGGAAAGAGCTTTTTGGCTTTCTTTCGCAGCGGCAGCAGCCTGGCGCCCACCATTCTGCATGGTTTTATAATAGTCTTGCCCCATGCGTGAAGCTCGGGCGATCTCAGTCTGGAATGATTGAGAGTTTGCTGAAACCTTTATGATAAGCTCACGTAGGGTTGCCATTTGTATCCTCACAGGTATAAAAAAAACCGCCTAAGCGGTTTTCTTTAATTAGCAAGAATGTATCAACTACAAATCTCGCCCCATAGTTTAGAAAATTCAGTTCCACCATCATCAATAATGGTCATTCCACTTTTACTTACATACCTTTTAAACCCAGCATATGCACCAAAGCTGTTTTTAGCATTTACTTGTCCGCATACATATCCGTCACGACCAACGATCTGGTTTTTGAAGGTTGCAGATTCTGGGTCTTTTAATTCAGCCTTAACACTAGGGTTGCTTGCTGATATAACATTCATGTTGTTGTATCTTTTCTGCCTATCGTTCTCGCTAATTCTCATTAGCTCCTCATGGTTCTCATACCTCTCCCCCCACAAAGGGACCATTGAGTTAACAAAAAACAAGACAAATATAGAACCGAGAATTATCAAAAGAGAAGCAATTTCCCTGCCAATCTTATCTATATATTTTAAAGGAATAACCAAAACAACAAAAAGAAACACAATTGATATTGGTTGCCTTAACGCAATAATAAATGCTATAGCAAAAACTACTAAAGATAAAACGCCCAATATTTTTTTCATTTTTTATCCCAATAGGTAGAAAAGAACTAAAATCCTACCATTGGTTATGTAAAACTTCAGCTATCATTGTTTGTTCAAACTGATGCTGCGAGCAAAGCGGCCTCCAAGCCTGCAAAGGGATCGCCGCCGTCGTTTACCTCAACCTCTTCTGCGCTCCACTGAAGCTGAGCATCTTCAATGGTGACTTTACCGCCCTGCGCTCCGTAAACCGCAGATACCAGCTGAGCATTGAGAATATCGCCGCGAATATCGCCGATTGGGCTGATACGATCGTATTCAGCCCACATCCTGAATTCGCCAACCGTCATGGTTTGTCGCAGTTCGCCCAGCGTGCGGCCCATCCGGAGCGCCAG